CCGGGCGGACCGCCGCCAACCTCCGACGGAAGATCAAACGGCTACCCGACGAACCACATGGGCAGAACTTCAGCCAGCCCCGCGGGATGATGGCGATCCGGACTATGAAGGAGGTCGCGGAGATAATGGGTATTGACAAGTCACGGGTCCACCAGTTGGAGCGGGTGGCTTTTTGGAAGATACGGAAAGGGTTAAAGGAGTTTGCAACCTACTTAGCTGAACGATACGGAAAGGGATAACATGAACACACAACTACAACAATCGGCAATCGACATTAGGAAGGCCTGCGACGAGATCGCGGACATGCTCATCAAGAAGAACGAGGCCTACGGGAACTCGGCCCTCGACCCGACGAGGATCATGTCCAAGCTCGATGCGGTGGAAGGCATTAAGGTCCGCATCGACGACAAGCTGAACCGGATCATGCAGGGGAACCTCACCTTTAACGAGGACACCGAGCTCGACTTGACGGGCTACTTCATCCTCCTCCGGGTGGCTCGGTGGCGGGAGAAGAGGCGGGCCGAAGCCTTGGAGGCTCGTAGGAACGATGCGGCGACGAAGGAGGGCAACCAATTCTAACTTTGCCACCGCCGGGCCAATCCCCAGGATAGGTTGGTTGCTCCGTCGTGTCATACGACTAAGTTCGACGGAGCGGCTACTACGGACTATCCTGGCCTGGCTCCCTCCTAGTGGAGGGGAACGGCGGTGGCATTCTTTTCCTTTTGCTTTCCGTCCCGGTGGGGCCGTAAAGTAGGAACCGTGAAAACAGTTTCTACGACTAAATCGGCGGCGGGAATGCCGGTGTTCAATAGACTACTGACAACCAATTTCCTGATGGAGCGGCAGCTCTGGCTCCGGAGGCAATTGGATCCTCGCCGGAACATTGACCAGGAATGCGGACACCCGGAGTGTGTCGATACCCTCGAGTTCAAACGGGCTTTCCTCCGGGGTGATATCGCCAAGCGGGTCGTCACCCTCCTCCCGGAAGAGAGCTGGTCGGACACCCCGGATGTGTATGAGACGGAGGATGAAACCGAAACCGAGTTTGAGGAAGCGTGGGGCGAGCTGGAGGATCAACTCCAGGTTCTCTCCATGTTGGAGCGGGTAGATGTCCTGAGCGGGATCGGCCACTACGGGATCCTCCTCCTCGGCCTAGGGGACGGTGCCCGGCTGGATCAACCCGCACCGGGCGTCAACCCGCTGACCGGGGAGAAGACGGAAGGAAGCCGGGAACAGGAGCTCCTCTTCCTCCGGGCCTTCGACGAGTCGCTGGTTTGCATCAAAGAGTTGGAGACGAACACGGCCAGCCCCCGGTTCGGCCACCCTACCCTCTACGAAATCACCTTCGAGGACATTACGAGCACCGGGGCCTCGTCTATCACCAGCAAACAGTTGATCCATTGGTCCCGGGTGATTCACGTGGCCGACAACCGGATGTGTAGCGAGATCATAGGAGTGCCGAGGATGGAGGTCGTGTTCAACCGCCTCCTCGACATCAAGAAGATCGCCGGCGGGAGCGGGGAGATGTTCTGGAAAGGCGGGTTCCCTGGCATCTCGTTGGAATCCTCCCCGGGCGTGGACGAGACGGTGGAGTTCGATGCGGCCGCGACCAAGCAACAACTCGAGTCCTACATGAACGGCCTCCAGCGTTATCTTGCCACCGTCGGGATGAGTGCCAAGTCTTTGACTACTCAGGTCGCCGATCCCGGCCCGCACCTGGAAGTCCAACTCAAGCTCATTGCCGTGGCGATGGGCGTTCCGTGGCGGGTATTCATCGGGTCGGAGGCGGCACAGCTGGCTTCCGAGCAGGATTCCAAGAGCTGGAACCGACGGTTGAACCGGAGGCGATGCAAGTATTTGAATCCCTTTGTCATTGTGCCGACCATCGACCGGCTCGTCGCCCTCGGTGTCCTTCCTGAGCCGGAGGAGCTATGTGTGGACTGGCCGGATCTCAACACCCTCGGGGATAAGGACAAGGCCGAGGTCGCCCAGAAGAAGTCCGACGCCCTCTCCAAGTACATCCAATCGGGGTCTGATATTATCGTCCCGCCGTTCCACTACCTGACGTTGATCCTAGGGCTCGAGGAGGAGGAAGCCCGGTCCATCATCGACGAGGTGACGAGCGGGCTTGCAGAGGAGGACGGGGTAGCGGCGGCCTTACAGGATCGCCGGGACCAACAAGCCGCGGCCGCTCAAGCCCAAGCAACGGCCGCGGCCGGCCGGAACGGGGCGGGGGCGCCCGCGGCCCGGGAGTAGTATGCTCTACTCCGTAAGATATCGGGCCCACAACGGGCATTACCACCGGTTGCCTACGCATAACCTCCTGGTGAGGAATGCCAACCCGGTGAGGATGGACCCGACGAGGACTACTCAGCTCCGCCGGGCCTTCGAGGCCGAGATCAACCGGAGGTTCAGGAAGCTCTCCGATGCCGTATGGAAGTTCTTGGAGGAGGACGACCAGCTAGGGCTCAAGACGTTTACGACCCGGCTGACTCTTCACCAACGGGACTTCCAGTTCAGGACCGACGCCGGGAAGTTGGATGCCTTCAACGAGTGGCTCAAGCAGCAGATCGAAGCCAACGTTATCTCCAATCCTCCCTCCATGTCCCACGGTCCCTGGACCGGGAAGTACATAGAGTCGGCCTACAAGCGGGGATTGATCAATGCCTACGATTCCGCCTCGAGGGGCGGGGCGGTCGGAGGGCAGACGAAGGAGTCCTTCCTCAAGACTGCCTTCGGCCAACCGGAGGCCAAGTCCAAGGTTCAGCTGATCGCTACCCGGGCCTTGGAGGATCTGAAGGGAGTGTCGGCGACGGCGGCCCAGAAGATGAACCGGATCCTCGCCCAGGGACTCATTGACGGGAAGGGACCCGCCGCAATCGCCAAAGAGATGTCCGACCAGATCAAGTCCTTGACGAAGGCGAGGGCCCTACTCATTGCGAGGACGGAGGTCATCTCGGCCCATGCGGAGGGTCAGCTCGACGCCTTCGACGAGCTCGGAGTGGACGAGCTAGGGGTGATGGCGGAGTGGAGCACGGCCGGCGACGACCGGGTTTGCTCCATCTGTGCCGCCCTAGAGGGCCAGGTCTTCACGGTGGAAGAGGCGAGAGGGATGATTCCCAAGCACCCGAATTGTCGTTGCTCCTGGATCCCTTCGACGCCGACTAAGGCCCAGAAGAAGGCGGCTGCTAAGAGAATCAAAGCCGGGAAGGGCAAGTCGGCGAGAAGCAAAGGCAAACCGTTCAAGGGAGAGGTCGAGCTCCCGATGTTGGAGGGACATTCCGTCGTCTCGGTCGTCCGCGGGCTAGGGTCCCAAGGCGTCACCTTCAAGGAGGCGAAAGAGATCTTCCAACAAGCGGGTATCCAGGTGGCCGATCAGACGTTGAGGATCCAGCTGAAAGCCGGGTCCCTAGGGCAAGGGTCTATGGCTCCGGGTGAGCTCCTAACCCGGTTGAGGGCAGGCCAAATCAAGATCGCCCCGTCACCGGGCCCGGCACCGGGCCCGGCACCGGGTCCCGCCCCTTTGCCCCCAATAGAGCCCCCAAAGCCGGCGACACCGAAGCCGACAGCGAAGACACCGGAGCCTACGGTCGAGCCGGGAACCGGGACGACCAAGTTCGCCACGGCGGAGGAGTATCGGCAGCATGTCTTGGAGACACAAGCCACCTCCCCGGTCGGTGTTCTGGAGGCAGAGCGGGCGGCGGTGAGTAAGCAGAACGTTGCCACAACCGTTAGGATCAACCAGATCAGGAAGGAGTTGTTAAAGGAGCTCAACCGGGACTTTACCCAGGCCGGCGATCCGGCCCATCTCATAGCCTTAGAGGCGGAGAGAAAAACGCTCATCAATCAGAGGGAGGAGCTGTACAAAAAGTCGGCTGAACTGTACCACAAGATCGAGGCGTCCAAGATTCCGATGGCCGACATGCGCAAGTTATTGTTCGAGGACGACAACCTTGGGACCCATGAGGTGACTAACGTCTTCTCTAAGTCCATTGGAGGCTACGGGGTGTTAGAGAAGCGGACGACGGATGCGGCGGTGGATATACTGAAGATGATGCCCAAGTCCGCCTACACGAAGAAGGAGCTCGAAGCCCTCGGTAGGCTCTCCATCGAGATTGACAATAAGATGTCCGCCGCCGGGACGTACAATAGTACACTCGACCGGTTGAAGATGAACCTCTCCCAACCACAGTCGGAGTGGCCGAAGACCTTCGCCCACGAGTTTGGACATCACATCTCCTACAAGGTTCCCCGGATCATGCAAGATCAGAACCGACTCTTCGAGAAGCGGACGGTGGGTGAGGTGAAGAAAGCCCTGCCAGGTTTCGGGAAGAAGATCCAGGGCAAGAAGGATAAGTGGTGGCAGCGGTCGTATGCGGGCCGAATCTATCCTGACGGGCACTACCCGGAGGTCATCTCCGTCGGGGTGGAGCTGCTTTGGGAGGATGCGGCCGCCTTTGCCAAGGGCGACCCGGAGTGGTTCAACATGGTCGTGAAAACTCTCAAAGGATTGAAAGAGTAGATAATAGGACACCTATGCTCATAGTGGAATACGAAGATTTGACGGCGAGTTGGGACGCTCAGGGCTTCGAGTGGAAGTCCGACGAGGAGGTGTTTGCTGACGCCCTCAACGACAATCTACCCAAGTTCCCGGTAGAGGCCCACCTCCTCGTCGGAGGGGTGGAAGGACTTGCGTTGGAGGGAGCCAAGAAGGTGTTCGGGGGTGATTTGAAGGTCATCCTGTTTGATCCGCCGTTGCCGGACCCGCCGGAGGAAGGAACCGACGACACATGAGCATAGGAATGCCCACCTACGTCATCCCGTTCACCGTCGGGCGGATGGGGAACTACCTGTTCCAAGTGGCGGCGACTATCGGATACGCGAAACGCCACGGGTTAGAGTTCACGGTCCCGGCCCATCCTTACCAGCCCCGTCGCGACCCGGTGTACTTAGGTCACCTCGTCCACCCTAAGTTCGACGCGATGATGCCGTCGATGACGGTGAAGGAACAGTTCTTCCACTATCACGAGATCCCTTTCCAAGAGGAGTGGAAGGACGGCCGGACTATCATCCTCGAGGGTTACTGGCAGTCGGAGAAGTATTTCAAAGAGTTCCGGGCGGACATCCTCAAGCTGTTCGGGTTTGAGTGGACTTCCATGCCGGGGACGGTCTCGGTCCACGTCCGCCGGGGCGACTACCTCAAGTGGAGGCAAAAGCACCCTCCCGTAGGGGCGGAGTGGATGGAGAAGGCGATGGAACAATTCCCCGGCCACCGGTTCATCTTCTTCTCGGATGATATCGGATGGTGCCGGAAGGTGTTCGGGAAGCGGAAGGATTGTTCCTTCTCCATGGGACACGACGAGGTGCGGGACCTCGTGGAGATGTCCTGGTGCGAGCATCAAATCTGCTCCGCCTCCACCTACTCTTGGTGGGGCGCTTGGCTGAACCAAAACCCGAACAAGCGGGTCGTCATACCCCGGCTTTGGTTCGTCCCGGGTTGGGGCGGACATAACACGAAGGATGTAGTCCCGGAAGGATGGATCCGAATGAATAATGGAGGAGCATGATCCAAGCCAAGCTGAGACAGGTGAATGAGGAGTTGAAGGCGATATGAAGATCACGGCCTTCTGTCCCACCCTCAACCGGCCGGAGCTCCTCGGCCGGCTCATCAAATGCTTCGAGAATCAAACCTACGAGGACCGGGAACTCATCATCCTCGACGACGGGGGCCAATACGAGAACCAGAAGGGCGACCGTTGGGAGGTCGTCTCTGTCCCGCGGCGCTTCTCCTCCTTAGGGGAGAAGAACAATGCCGCGATCGCCCTCGCCTCCTTCGATACTTGGGCCCTCGCCAAGGCCGACGATGACGACATCTATATGCCGTGGTGGTTGGAGTCCTTGGCCGATGCACTCAAGAGGGCCGAGCTCGTCCAACCCAAGTATGCCATGGATTTTGTCAACGGGGAGTGGGTCCAATCCGAGACATTCAGCCGTAAGACGGGACGCTTCGCCTATCACGGTTGTTGGGCATTCCGGAGGAGCCTCGTGGAGAAACACGGAGGCTACCGGCCGGAGTATGCCGGGGACGACCAAGAGATGGATCGCCGGCTTCGTAGCGTAGGGGTGGCCTCCATGGGAATTGACATCAAACGGTTCAAGCCTTTCTACTGGTACAACCGTCCGCTACCCGGTAGGATCAGCTCCCGCGGCGGATCCAAGCAGGCCTACATGGACACCGGGCGGAAGGTTCCCTATGTGGGGAAGGTTCCGGAGTGGACCGGAGAACAGGTCTGGACGTGGGCGATCCCAACGAAGATAATTGAGCGACAGTGGTAAACCATAACAATGAAGGAACTATGTTAAAAACACTCATAGCGTTTGCCGTGATAATCGCGGCACCGCTACTCGCAGCCCAAGCCCCGCCGTTGAGGCGGGTCCTCCTCACCTGGACCAACCCTAACAGAACCAACCCGGTGGACGATCCAAACATCCTCTACCGGGTCTGGCACACGAACCAGCTTGCCAACATCACCAACCAAGCGACTACCAATTGGACGTTACTGACTACCCTCCCCAACGTCCCGTCGGCGACCAACTTGGGGGTATTCCTCATGGTCCCGCAGGACGTGAACTTCTTTGCCGTATCAGCCTCAAATTTCTACGAGGTTTTCTCTACAAACGCCCGGACGCCCGCTTCGCCATCCGGCGTGAGTCAACTCTTAATCACCCTCACCAACTAAGCAAAGAAGCCTTACTCCATATTCAACGGCTGGTTGTCGAGCGACTGCCAGCCCCATCACTTCCATGATCAGAACCAGAAACGACTTCCCACAACTCCTGGTAAGCACCGGGCGGACCAAGTACTCTGTCGAGATCGGGGTGGCCGAAGGCTACTTCAGCTGGCACCTTTTGGATCACTGGCCGGGAACCCACTACCTAGTGGACCCGTGGAAGAGATTAAGCGTTCCGGGGTATAGTGTCCACGGGGACGAGGACCAGGAAGCCCGTTACAAGAGGATCCTCAAGAAGGCAAACACTTACAAGGGACGGGCGATTGTGGAACGGATGACCTCCGAGAAGGCGGCACCCTACTTCGTGGACAACTTCTTCGACTTCGTGTACATCGACGCCAACCACACCTTCGAGGAGGTCGTCAAGGACATCAACCTTTGGTGGCCTAAGGTCCGGGCCGGCGGGATCCTGGCCGGTCACGACTACTTGCAAGGCCTCAAAGACGGGGTGATCTACGGTGTGAAGGCGGCGGTCGATATGTTTGCCATGCCTGACCGGCTGAAGGTCGGGGTGACTCAGGAGGAGGATTACAAGAGCTGGTGGATCGAAAAGCCATGAGCAAACTACTACTCACCATCGCCACCTCCGAGATTAGGGTGTACTGCCAAGAGTTCCTAGAGAACCAAGCCGTCTATGCCCGGTCCAATAGCTATGAGTATCGAATCGTGTCGGAGAAACATTGGAAGGATCTCCACCCTAGCTTCTCCAAGGTGTATGAAATTGATCGGGCCTTTGAGGAGGGTTGGGAGGTTGTCCTTTGGGCTGATGCTGATGTGCTCTTTATGGATCAAACTGTGGATCTCTCCAAGCTACTACACCCCGGCATCTTTGTGGCAGCTTACCAGCAGGGTAATTGGACGGCCTGGAAGTACCTCTGCGCGGGCCTCACAGTATGGAAGAACTGCAAACAGTCCCGGGCGTTTGTTACCGAGTGGAGGGAACGATGCGAAATCGGAAGCCCTTCCGTCCGACCCAACGAGCGGGTTATTATCACGCATCACCCATGGGAACAGTGGTATTTCGACGAGCTTATACGGGAAACCAACTATGCTGGTGTTCGAGGATGCACGGCGGCAGAGATAGGATGCTTCTGCCCGGAGATTTGGTCGGACGGGACTTTGTGGGTTCCGGGTATGCCAACCATCCACATGTCGGGGCCGGCCTCTTGGGAGAAGAGGGCCCAAGTCCTCCCGCTCTACCTAGACCAAGTGAAATATGCTAATTGACTTCAAAGAAGTGTTTAGGCGCTACAAGATCCAAACCCGCGGAGTCCTCCACCTTGGGGCGAACACCGGGCAGGAGGCGGAGATCTACGAGAAGCTCGGCATCCAGCGGGTAATTTGGGTGGAGGCTCTTGAGGATGTCCACGCCCGGCTCGTCGAGAATGTGGCGAAGTACCCCGGACATACAGCCCTCTGTGCTTGCCTCAGCGACAAGGACGGCGACAACGTAGTCTTCAACCGGGCTAATAACGAATCGCAATCCTCCTCCTTCCTCGAGCTAGGGACTCATGCGAAGGAGTATCCCGGCACCGTGTACACCGAGCGGATCGGGATGCGGACGGTGCGGGCGGATACCCTATTGAAGTATCACGACCTTCGAGTAGGGCCGGGCTGGTTCCTCAACGTGGACTTGCAAGGGGCGGAGCTCCTGGCACTCAAGGGGCTGGGCGATTTGCTCTGGTGCTTCTCCTACGCCTACATCGAGGTGAACATCCGGGAGCTCTATAAGGGTTGCCCGATGGTGGAGGAGATCGACGCCTACCTCGAGCCGTTCCTCCTCGTCGGCCGGGAGTTGAAGTTGATGCCGCAGGGTTGGGGAGATAAACTGTACACACGCATCGCACATACGGTTCCACAGGATCCATTATGACATCCTATCACGATACTATGAGATATCACATCATTCGATACGACACGATCAAACACGACTTCGTCCGGCTGATCAGGAACCTACTCGGGGTGTCCAACCTCGAGGACTTGGACGAGAAGCACGACGAGCTGTTCAAAGTAGGGGCGGACTCCTGCACCTCCTTCCACCAGAAATTCTACGGCAAGTATCACGACGGTTGGTGGGAGATGGAATGCCTCTACGAGGACTTTATTCGGGACGTCATGATCCCGATTTGGAAACCTCCGTTCCTCTATCAGAAGTTCCCAACCTTCCGTGTCCACCTTCGGGGCAACCTAGCGGTCGGGGCCTTCCACAACGACGCCCAGTTTGGGCACCCTACCGGGGAGATGAACTACATCATCCCGCTCACCAACTCCTCCGGGACGGCGAGTGTTTGGGTAGAGTCCGAGCCGGGGAAGGAAGACTATCAGCCGATGGAGCTGCGGGTCGGGAACCTGATAGAGTTCAACGGGAACGTCCTGACCCACGGGAACAAGCTGAACGATACGGGTAAGACGAGGGTGAGCATGGACTACCGGATCCTCCCGATGGCGTACTATCGGCCCCACGACTTCAAGGCTACCATGACGCGGAAGACACCGCTCCTCGAGGGCGAGTATTACAAGAGGATGGAATGATCCTAACGACTATTACCACGGTGTGGAGACGGGAAGAGATGCTCCGGTTGTGGCTGGCTAACCTCCGCTACGCGACCCGGCCGGACATCTTTCACCTCGTCTATTTCATAGGTGAACTTCCCCCGGCTTGGTGGGCTGAAGAGGCCAAGGGAATCAACATCAAGGTGATGCTCCGGTTCGAGCCTCCCGGTGGATCCATCGGGTATTACCACAACCTAGGGGCGGAGGCCGCCCCGTCGGAGTGGATCATGAAGCTGGATGTGGACGCATTCCCTAACCAGTACTACTTCAGGAGCCTCCTCCCGATCCTCGACTCGGCCGGCCCGCGGGAGTGGTTTAACGGGGGTATGTTCTACGTCTCCAAGTTCTACTCCGTTTGCCTGCTCGACAGCCCCTTAATTGGCCGGGCCTACGAGCAAGTCATGGGCAACCGGAGGACCTACGCCGCGATGCCCTACTTAGGGCCGGCCGCGACCAACTTCATCTGTCGGCGGAAAGACTACCTCGCCCTAGGAGGATGCAGCCCCGGCTTCCACGGATACGGGTGGGAGGATTACCAGCAGATCTATATGTTGGAGAAGTATCAGCGGGGCGAGGATCCGTTGCCGGGCGCCCTCACTCTAGCCAACGTCACCCGGAGGTGTCGGGACGAGATCAGCCGTCCCAAAGCCCAGCTGTTGTTGGATCGGGACCCGTGGCTGTGCTTACTCCACCATTGGCACCCGGCGGCCAAAGGGACCAGTATGGATCAGAACCGGAAAGTGCTTTACGATTACATACTCACCAGCAAAGGAAACCATGAACCTATCCAACGATGACCTGTATCTAGTCAAACTGAAGGGCTGCGGACTCTCCACCGGAACGATCGCGACCCGCCTCAACATTTCCGCCGTCGAGGTCGAGAAGCGGTGGAAGCGGATCCAGGAAGGGACCCTAGCGGCGCAGGAGAACGGCCACACCCAACTCTGCCAACAGTACACGGTGCTTTGCCACCAATACCAACTACTTGGTGAGTCCCTTAAGATCATTTCCCACGCGATCTCCGACGAGCTGAACCCGGAGGAGCTCTCCCTCCTTATCGTGGATGATAAGACTCAAACCCTCGACAACCTCCGGCGCAACGCGATCATCCTCCGGCCGTTCAAGCCAGTGGATCCAGCCGAGTCCTTGAAGGAACGGTTAGAGAAACAGGCGGAAAGTAACTAGGTTAACACGAGGCGGGACGGGCCTAGGTGTTCTCACTTTTCGCAAAAAAGTAGTTTACCCGGACCGCTTTTTTGAGTGATAGTTCCCGGTGTTGAAAGTGAACTCTAAACCATGAGAACACATGAAACAGTTTTCGAGACTTACCTGTAACTTACTTCCGGCGGGCTGTCGATTGGACACCCTGGAGGGCAGGAACTACACTGTGGTTCCAATGATCATCCTCACCGAAGGAGTACACCAAGGGTCCCAAGGTCCCCTCTACTATCCCAAGGAGGAACTTAGCAAGACTCCAGTGGTCTGGAATCACAAGCCTATTGTGGTGTATCATCCGACGATGAACGGGGAAGGCATTTCTGCCTGCGACCCGACCATCATCAACAACCGCAAGGTCGGGCTGATGATGAACACCAAGTTTGAAGGCGGCCGGCTGAAGTCTGAGGCTTGGATCGAGAAGGACCGGGCCAATACGGTGGACGACCGGATCATGACGGCGATCGACGCCAAGGAGATGATGGAGCTCTCAACCGGGGTATTCGTGGACGTGGAAGACACGACCGGGACCTGGAAAGGCGAGGAGTATGCCGGGATCGCCCGCAATTACCGGCCCGATCACCTCGCCCTACTCCCTGACCAAGTTGGGGCCTGCTCCATCGCGGACGGGGCGGGCTTCCTCCGCAACAATGCCTTCAACGACAACCCGGCCAGTAAGGCCTTGCGGAAGGCGTTGATCAAAATGGGCGTCCTCGACAACGAGATGTCCATGTCGAACATTCACTCGGCTTTATCCACGGCGGTCCGGAAGAAGTTCAACGTCGCAGACGACGGGCCGTTCATTTGGATTGCGGATGTGTATTCCAACTTCTTCATCTACGAAAAGGATGGGAAGCTCTGGAGGCTGGACTACACAGCAGACAATTCTGGCGTTACGTTGGGTGACGGGACGCCAGTAGAAGTCACTCGTGTGACAGAATACCGGACGGTGAAGGAAGGAACCTTCGTCGGTAACAACCAACAGGAAACTATGAACAAAAAAGAAACAGTGGACGCGATCATCGCGAGCAATACTGGATGGAAGGAGACGGACCGTCCGGTGTTGATGAATCTCGGCGACGATCAGCTCAAGCAGATCCAGGGTGGGATCAAGGTGGTCCCGGCTCCGACGCCCAAAGCGAAGGAGAAGATCGACGCCCTCATCGCGGCGAACGTCGGGCTCACGGAAGAGGACCGGCCTCAACTCAACGCCTTCACGGAAGCTCAGTTGTCGCGCATTTCCCTCGTGAAGTCTCCGCCTCCGGCGGCTCCGGCCGCGCCAACGGCCCCGGCAGCTCCCGCCCCGGCGACAAACACGCAGTCGTCAGCCCCGGTGACGGTGGCCGACTACATTAAGATGGCTCCTCCGCAGATCCAGGAAGTGCTGAACAGCGGCATTTCGATGCACACTGAGGAGAAGGCCAAACTCATTGGAGTCATCCTGGCGAACACGAACAACGGATACACCAAGGAGGAGTTGGAAGCCAAGCCGCTCGGCGAGTTGAGGAACCTCGTCCGGTTGGCCGGCCAGAAGCCGGCGGAAACCCACACCCCGGCTCCTTACTACGGCGGCCAGGCGCCCGTCCCGGTGGGCAACGAGGCCGAGGAAGCCTTGGTGATGCCGGTGATCAACTTCGGCAAATAACCGCAGTTAACAGAACACGAAAGGAAATACTATGCCAGAAGTACCGAAAAGAATTCACCTGTTGGGTGATGGTCGGCACGAGGAGTTCGTTGCGGCGGGAGTTGTCCGCCCCGGCGACCTCATCAAGATGGACTCCGACGGTAAGGTGGTTAAGCACGCCTCCGCGGGAGGTTACGCCGAGCGGCTGTTCGCGCTCGAGGATGCCCTCCAAGGCAAGGAGATCGGTGATTCCTATGCCGCTGATGACGTGGTCGGAGCGGTGGTGGCACAACCGGGCGACGTGGTTTACGCCTGGCTGTCATGGGGCGAGAACGTCACCAAGGGTGATACGCTCGTCAGTAACGGGGACGGGGCGCTGAAGAAGCTCTCCTCCACAGACAAACCGATCGCGATCGCCTTGGAGACGTTGAACCTGGCGGATAGCGAGTCGGCGGACGAGAGGATCCGCTGCCGGATCGTATAAACCCAGTAACCCTGAAAGGAACGAATACCATATGGACTTCATTCTAAACGGACAAGCACAGGGGAAGGTTGCGGCGTCTCTGCTCAGCAATGGGTTTGACGTGTCTTGCCTCCGCCCCTGGATCGGTAAGGACGGGCGCCACTACATCGCCCAAAATCACAACGGTAAAATGATCGCTGTCCCTACGCCCGTTGCCAATGCGACGCTGCGCAAGGACGAGTGGAAGCTGCTCGACGACGCCATCATCATGGCTGCGAAGGAGCGGTTGCGCGTGGTGGCGGACCTCCGGGGTGCCGGCCTGACCTTCTCCATCCCCAACGGGATGGGCAAGACGGTGCTGCAAACCGAGTCGGTCAGCGACATCACGGCGGCCACGATCAGCATGGACCCGGCCCGCAAGGGTGAAGGGGATCGTCCCGAGTATGACTTGGTAAACCTCCCGTTGCCTGTCATCCACAAGGACTTCTACTTCAATGCGAGACAGATCGCAACGTCCCGGGGCCAGCAAACCTCCATCGACGTCACGACCGCACAGCTCGCCGCCCGGCGGGTGTCGGAAGAGGCGGAGAAGCTCGTGCTCGGAACCGCGGCCTCCTACAGCTACGGCGGCGGGACGGTGTACGGGTTGACCAACTTCCCGTCGAGAATCACGGCCACCATCACCTCTCCGGAGGACACCGGGTGGACTCCGTTGATCACGGTGCGCGAAGTGTTGGCGATGCGGCAGGCGAGCCAGGATCACCTCCACTACGGACCCTGGGTTCTGTACAATGCACCGGCTTGGGATCAATACCTTGACGACGACTACTCGACGGCCAAGGGCGACGCGACCCTCCGGGAACGGATCAAGAAGATCTCCGGGATTCAGGATGTGCGGACGGCCGACTACTTGGGCACTGGAGTGTTTACCCTCCTCCTTGTCCAGCAGACCTCCGACGTCATCCGCGAGGTCGTCGGGATGGACATCACCACGGTGCAGTGGGAAGAGGAAGGCGGGATGCGCCTGAACTTCAAGGTCATGGCGATCTTGGTGCCCCAGTTGAGGGCCGACTTCAACGGGAACACCGGCATCGTCCACGGCAGCACGACGTAAGACTTGGGTGAGGTTGGGTTGAAGCAACGGCTGCCGGAGGGACTAGCCTCCCCTCCGGCAGTTTTTTGGTAAAAACAAATCAACAGATCCTAGCGAGGCTGGTTAGGATCAGAACGGGTTAATAACATGAAGTTCAGAGTCATCGCAGGAACTCACTATCAGGATAACAGGCGCTACACCAAGGGCCAGGTCGTGAGCTCCACCCAGGACCTCGTCAAGCTGTTCACGGGGAAGTTTGAAGTCGTGCCGGATACTGTCCAGTCTTCGGCCGGGGCCGCCGGTCCGCCTCCTCCTCCGGTTCCTCCGAAGAAGAAGAAGACCGCCCCCAAGGTGGAGGAGACTGAGGACGAATAATGGCCATTAGGACTACATCCGACTTGGTCAAAGGGATCATCGAGGTTGATACCACGATCAGCCTCGACCCTTTTATCTTAGCGGCCTCCGCCCTCGTGGACGATATTGCGTCGGACTCCGGCCACGACGCCGCCCGTCTCCAGCTCATCGAGACGTGGCTTTCCGCCCACTTTTACACAGTCAGGGATCCTCGCACTACGCAGGAAAGAGCCGGCACCGTAGCTGCTTCTTTCCAAAGCGCGGTGGATCTGAACCTCAACACCTCCCACTACGGGCAGATGGCCATGACGCTCGACACCTCCGGGCTCCTCCGCAGTCTCTCCAACAAGAAGGGACGGAGGCAGGCCAACGTGACGTGGTTAGGGACGGATCCTCCCACTTGCCCATGAACCCGTGGACTCCTACTAGGGAATGGGACGGGCAAGACGCCTTTATCATCGGAGGCGGGGCCTCCCTCATAGGGTTTGACTTTTCCTCCCTCACCGGCCGCCGGGTGATCGGATGCAACGACGCCTTCCGACTAGGGCCGACCGTTGTACAGATCTGCTGCTTTGCGGACGTAGGTTGGTGGCACAAGAACAAGTGGGAGCTGGAGAAGTTCCCCAACCGGATCGTTACCAATAGTAACGGGATGGAGAACTTTGACGTTCCAGGGATCCTCAATATGAAGAGGGTAAGGGACGGGTTCCACACCGGGGACACCCTAGGTTTTAACGCCTCCACCGGGGCGGTCGCCCTCAACCTGGCTGTCCTGTTAGGGGCGGCGAGGGTGTTCCTACTCGGCTTCGATATGTGTCTGCAAGGGAAGGATCACCATTGGCATACGCACCAAATCAAGGGCATCACCCAGGAATCGTTCTCCCGCCATATCCAAGGGTTCGCCACCCTCAAGGCTAGTCTCCCGCCGGAGGTTCAGGTGTTCAACGTGTCGGACGGGACTTCTAAGCTGCGGGTGTTTCCTTGTGTCAACTTCCAGGTGTTCCAGTCCGTATTACATGAGAGGGAGGTTCTCGTATGAGCATCATTGTTAAAATGAGGCGGCAGCGGGCCGTTTGGTGGCAGAGGAATGCCCAAGCGGACCAATACGGATCCTACTCCTTCGCCGCCCCGGTGGAGATCCTGTGCCGGTGGGACGACGTGTCCCAAGAGTTTTTGGCGGCGGACGGCGAGAAGCGATCCTCCCGGTCTATGGTGTACACGGATCGGGTAATGCTCCCCGGCGATCGACTCATGCTCGGTGAGCTGGACTCCAACACGCCTACGGATCCGTTGTCGGTGACGAACACTTTCGAGGTGAGGAGATTCGATAAGACTCCCAACCTCCGGGCAACTGAAACCCTGTTTACAGCTTACTTGTAATGGCTGACATCCGAGCAATTACGGGCATTGAGCAAGTCCTCGCGACCCTGCGGAGGAAGAACAATGCCCTAGCTGCCGGCTTCGCCCGCGGGGTGAAGCTCGCCGGCTTGACCTTGCAGAAGGAAAGCCAACGACTAGTCCCGGTGGATTTTGGGGTGCTCAAGGCCTCGGCCTTCACCCGGGCCACCGGCCGGGGATATAACACCGAGGTGAACGTCGGCTACACGGCCTCCTACGCTATTTACGTCCACGAGAGTGTGGAGATGAAACTCAAAGGCCAGCCCCGTCCGCATCCTCACAAAGGCCAATATTGGGACCCGCAAGGCCGGGGCCAGGCTAAGTTCCTCGAGGAGCCAGCCCGGCGCCTACGGACTACGTTACGGCAGATCATTGTGGACAACACTAAGATCAAATGAAATCACCAGCCGACGTGATGCGCCTATTGTTGATGAACCTCAACCTAGCGGACACCTCCGAAGGTTGGCCGGTGTTCGTAGGCTTCTTCCCGGACGTCCCTGACGAGGCGATATGCGCCTACGATACGGCGGGAGTGATGGACGGCCGGATCATGGCGACCGGGGAAGCGATTGAACATCCCGGCATCCAAGTCCGGGTCCGCGGCAAGTCCTACCCGGCGGTGTGGAGTAAGATCACCGAGATTGTCCGCGGGTTGGATGTGGTCAAAAAACTTTCCGTTGTGTTCCCGGACTTGGAAGCCTATACTGTCCATAGTGTGTCACGAAGTGGCGCAATACTACCAATGGGAATCGACGAAATCGGCAACAGACGGCTGCACAACTTTGCGGCGAACATGACGGTCACCATTTCGCAGCAAACATGAAAGGAACCAAACTACTATGCCTAGCCACATAAGAATGGATGATGGGTTTTCAACCATCATTACACTGGAAAACCTCCCGACGGCGAAGTTGTACGAGAAGGAGGTCACACCGCCTGGAATCACCTCCGGCGGCCCGATCGAAACCACAACCATGCGGACGGTGACGTGGAGGACGAACGCTCCCCGTCAGCTCAAGAGTTTGTCGCCCGTTTCCGCCACCGTAGCGTTCGCTGCCGACGTGATCCCGCAAATGATCGCCCAGGTGGGAATCAATCAGCTCATCACCGTGACGTTCCCGGACGGCTCGACCATCCAGTTCTACGGGTGGGTTGAGGAGTTCACCCCGGCGGCCTTCACCGAAGGCGAGCAACCGACGGCCACACTCACGGTTCAGCCGAGCCTCGTTCACCCTACTACGGGAGCGACAACGGACCCGGTGTTTGATCCCCAAACCAGCACGACCTAAAGCGCAGCAACTGAGTAGTACCCATGAATGCATTGAAGTTCACGCTCAAGTCGAATGCGGTGCCCGTCACCTTGGAAGCGGACGGGACGGTGGTGGAGCTAGAGTTGCGGGAGATGACAGCATCCGCCCGCGACTCTTACCTCGACCGGTTGTCTTCTCGGATGCGGTTCGACAACGCCGGGAAGCCGGCCGGCATCAAGAAGTTCGACGGGATGCAAGCCGAGCTCCTGGCCGCCTGTCTCTTCCACAAGGAAGGCGGGAAGGCTGTCATCACCGCAGAGATCCAAGGTTGGCCAGCCTCCGTTGTGTCGGATCTCTACAAGGCCGCTCAGGAGATGAACCACCTGAACGTCGCTGCCGAGGGGAAGGTCGAGGCGCCCCCAAAAGACTGACAGGTGAGAGGTTGAATTGGTATAAGGTCGCCTCTCACCTGGGCGTCCCGGTCGAGGAGTTGAAAGGCCGGGTGACCTATACCGAGTTCTTAGAGTGGTTAGAGTTCCTTGAATGGGATCACAAACATCATGCAAAGGCTGACCACTATTTGGCTCAGATCGCCGCGGAGATCCGCCGGGCCAATGTTAAGAGCCCTGCTCGAATCAAGGTTCAGGATTTCTTGTTCGAGTGG